CTTCAGTTGCATTTCGTGTTGAATCTTTTCAAATTCGGACAGTTGCTGGTCTGGTGTTAGCGACGCTGTTTCTGTAGGTTGGACAGGCATATCAGGTGCTGGAACTGGTGTTGGTGGTGCAGGAACAGGCATTTCCATCGCACCTTCTTGTGGAGGTAGACCCGGAGGCGCGGCATTTGGATCAACACCCGCCATGTCAACTGGCTGTTGTTCTTCAGGCTTAAACGGCTTCTCCGTGTTCGCAATCGGTGTGAGGTTCGGGTTGGAAAGCAAACTGTCAGCAAGTTCAGAATCAACTTTTTTGCGACCAGTAGCAGTACGGTACTCGTTCAAACTGATGAGACCCTGTTGGAACTCGTCCATCACATATCGTTCGCGTTCTTGTTTTGCAAGAATCAGAATTGGAATGTCTTCAGTGTCAAAGTCAACATAATACTTATCGTCAAGTTCATCAAGTGCTCGCGCCAATGTGTGAAGGTGCGGAGCCATTGTCTCCATCCAAAATACACGGAGTTCTTCAGAAGCGTTAGAGAAAGTTCTTCCCGAAGCGTTACCGATTACAGATTCAGGAACACCAAAGGCGGCGAAGATTTCATTCTTCTGGATTTCACGCATCTGTGTGTAAGCCGCATCTCGCGGTGAAGCAGATGTGTCCACATAATCAACACCAGCCTCGGAAGCAATCACTGTTGTTGATCCTGTTCGCGAAATGTTGCCACGGAACCTATTCTTCAACTCTTGCTTGTCGTCATCTTCCATGTCGCCTCTAACAACGAGTAGACCGCCCGGGCGTCCGTCGTTGATGAGATAGTTGCGGTTATAAAGTTTTGACAGGTTCTCTAATTCAATAGCGATACCAGCGGACTCCATTGGCGTCATTGACAGGTATGGATCAAGTGGATGTGGTCTGCGAATCCAACACACATCTTCAGGCTTTAGAACAAACTTTGTTCCGTTGCGCATGTCAACTTCAAAACCTTGCACGAACTTCTTTGAATCAGGAATCGGTGCCGTGTACTGTGGCGGGAGCAGTTGTAGGGCGATTATTTTTCCGTCTCGCGAACGAACTTTCTCAATGAATACGCCTCTGGTACTCATCAAGAGTTGCGCAGAAATTCGGTACCTGAAAGCAAACGAATTTTCTCCGTCATTTGATTTAGAGTTAAAAATCTCTAGTAGAGGCTTGTTATCTTTGGTTTGCTCGCCTCGCTGATCGTTGCCTTTGCGAAGTATGACGGGAAGTCGTGCTTGGTTTCCTGCGATTGCATCTATGCATCGGAACACCCAAGTAACTTTTTGCATTCCCTCGCGGTATGCACGATCAATATCCCAACCATCTTTGTATGGTTTTCCAACTCGTCCCATGTCAAAGGCGATAGGCGCACCGGGGTTGGACATTGCCTTTTCGGCGCTGTTTCGGAGATCTTTATTGTTTTCGCTATTCCAAGCCATTATTCAGATCCCAACAAGTAACCATAGATTCCGCAGGTTACTCCGAGGGCGATTAAGCCCGCTGGTGGGAAAATGAGACCCGTACCTATTGAAATTCCTGCGACGAATAAAACCATCAAACAGTTTGCAAGGTTGCGGCGCGTGAGTAAAGAATGTAATTTTCGTAAAATGTTCATTTAGACCGTCACCTTAGCAAATGAAAGACCTATGCAATACTACAGTATGTATCTACCTATTTTTACGAGGACTAATGGCTGACTGGAATAAAATCTACGAGTATCTCCAACCGAAGGAATCTTTGTTCTGTCCTGAAGAGGCTTCTCTGACTCAAAAAGTTTTTTTGCGGAGTTATGCGTTAGAAGGTCTATTCGGTGGGGCTGCTGGCGGTGGTAAAAGTAGCGCCCTTTTGATGGCTGCGTTGCAGTATGTGGATGTACCTTCGTATTCGGCAATTCTTTTCAGGCGCACCTACGCCGACTTGGCTTTGCCCGGCGCTTTGATGGATCGTTTCCGCAGTTGGGTTATGGCATACGAAGATGTCCATTGGAACGCCAATAGTTATGTGGCTACTTTCCCTTCTGGTGCTCGTGTTTCTTTCGGTTATCTAAATAACACAAATGACTATTTGCGATACAAGGGTTCCGAGTTTCAGTTCATAGGTATGGATGAGGTCACCGAAATCCGAGAAAGCGACTATAGGTATATGTTCTCCCGTCTGCGCCGTCCTGCTTCGGGTCCGCTCTCCAAGGTTCCGCTCAGAATGAGGTCAGCATCTAACCCTGCCCCTAATTGGGTAAGGCAACGCTTTATTGTTGAAGGTAAAAATGAGCAGAGATTTTTTGTTCCATCATTTTTAACTGACAACCCAGGAATTGATGCCGAGTCATATCGTCAAGCACTATCCGTCCTTGACCCCGTGGAGAGGCGACGCCTTGAATTGGGCGACTGGTGGGCAACGACTCTCGGAACATTATTTGACAGAACCGATTTCCCAATAATTGACGGCTCAGATGTCCCCGAAATCACCTCCCAAGCCCGTGCGGTCAGATATTGGGACTTGGCGGCGACCGAACCTCACTCGGGCAATACCGACCCCGACTGGACAGTTGGAACCCTCATGTTGTTTGACCAAGGAATCTCGTACATTATGGATGTCCGTAAAGTTAGGGCTAAATCAGACAAGGTGGAGACACTAATTTCGCAGACCGCTCAGGAAGATGGGAAAACGGTAGCCATAAGGATGGAGCAGGAACCCGGTTCTTCGGGTAAGGCTTTGATTGACCAATATGCACGTTATGTGGTGCCGGGTTGGGACTTGCAAGGAATTCGCTCATCAGGTGACAAGGAGACACGAGCAAGACCTTTCGCCGCCGCTGTTGCCAACGGTAATGTTCGCCTCTTTGGTATGAGCGAAAATTCTTGGAATAAGTCTGAGCGTCTAGTTGCGCTTACAGAATTCCGTAAGTCAATTATTGCTGTTGGCGATAAGGCTTTAGGGAATCTAAAAGAAGACGATGAACAACTTTGGTGCGACACATTGGTTTTGTTGCACGCAATCAAAGGTGACATTTCTTCATTGTTTACACAGTATTCCAACCTTTTCTCTGACAAAATTGATGTTTCGGAACACTCCGCATCCAACGGTCAAGTCATTGAAAAGAAGTCGTCATTTGACCGTAAGGGTTGGAAACATGAAGATATTGCGTCAGAAGTTTTACGCAGGCTAGGAGATCTTTCCGTTGACATGGACACTGGTGAAGTGATCATGACATCAGAGCAAATTGCATTGAAACTCTTAGAATATGTACAGCCCTCGTATTGGAGAGTTAAAGAACTTTCCAAACTTGGAATTAACGCAGATCAATACTGCGAAGTTGGAGAATTAAAAACAAGCATCATCGTGCGGAAGGAACAATAATATGAGCGAGATTTATCAACAGTTAGCGGAATCTTTCCCGCCAGAGATGGTGCGTAGGTTGAATAAGGGTGGAACGAACCTGATCTATATTCCGATCAGTGAAGTTATTACACGAATGAATAAAATCGTTGGTGTTGAAAACTGGTCGTTCACCGTTAAGTCGTGGCAACAACTTGGAACATCTATCGTCGCTCATGTTTCCGTTCAGGCAACAATTGAAGGTAAAACGATCACACGCGAAGGTGTTGGTGGGCAAAAAATCAAAATGTCCAAACAGGGTGATCCTGTTGATATTGGAGATGAAGTCAAGGGTGCTGTTTCTGACGCACTTAAAAAGGCTGTTCAGACATTGGGAATTGGCTTATACCTCGCCCGATCAGAAGAGGCTATGGAGATTGAACAGGCTATTGACGCAAGCGTCTCAGCCCCACCTCCACCTGCGGTTTCACCAAAGTATGCACAATTCAAATCTTTGCTTGAAGCAAGCGAAGATAATAAAGCAAAGATCAAAACATTTTGGTCAGAGTACGGTGGTGGTCGCCCTGTCCCTAAGCCTTCCGAATTCACGGAAGCGGAACTTGACACACTAATCACAGAGTTGGTCTCTTACAGTTTCTCAGGTTCAACGCTTATTGAAGCGCCTGCCAAGAAAAAAGAAAAGACTCCCGAGATGCCACCGCGCAGAGACATTGACTGATGTGCTTAACGCTCCAGAGTATCTATCTCCAAGTTCAATAGGAACTTTCCATCAGTGTCCTTTAAAATATAAATTTTCTCGGATTGACGGGATAAAAGAACCTCCAACAGAACACACCCTATTAGGGAACTATGTTCACTCAATTTTGGAAGAGTTCTACCGTCTTGAAGCAGACCAACGGACGGCTCTGAACGCTAGGACTTTATTCCGCTCAATTTGGGATGACTACGCCGTAGATGTAACAAATATCTACCACAACAACTCTCAACGAATCAGTGAATTCAGGCTTCGTGCACGCTACTGCATAGAGAACTTGATGAAGATGGAATCTCCTGAACTAATAGAGTTTGACGGCATTGAGACCGAATTGAATCACGAGGTAAAAGGCGTGAAGATAAAGGGTTTTATTGACCGTTGGGCTATTGGTGACGGCAAGATAAACATAGGTGACTACAAAACTGGCAAAGTTCCACAGCCAAGATACAGGGATGACAAGTTTGACCAATTATTGATTTATGCAATTATTTTGTCTGAAATTGAAGATAAAGACATTGGGACATTGGAATTGTTGTACATTAAGGACAGCGTTAGACTTACCAAGGATCCGACAAAAGAAGACATTAATAGAATT